ATGACTGAATCAATAGAAACTTATTTGGATGATGATAGATGGGATGGTATAGCGGCTTTACACGCTGAAATCAAGGAATCAAACAAACTTATCAAAAAGTACTATAAACGAGTGAATCAGGGGGTTACACAATGATATATTTTGCACTTAACAATGATGGGCTTTTATACAATCTTGGAGACCACGGCGATTTTGAAGCGGCGGATTGTACCGCCCAAGATATGCAACTCGATGCAATATGGATTATTGCTGAATACGAAGCCCGTAGCATGAGAGATTTTTTAAACGAAAACCTAGAAACCGCAATTAGCACACAATGAAAGGTTACACAATGAACCAAAGCCGCTTATTTATGATTCAAGATATAGTAGCGATGGGTGCATGGCATCCTGACCGCTTAGAGGTATTCGACACCATGAGCGATGAAGGCATCTATAAGTTATGGCTCGACCTAATGAATTTAACAATGACGGAGAAAACAGAATGAAAACACTTATAACCGTATTGTCTGTAATGGTATTGCTTACGGGTAACGCTATGGCAGGATGCAAACCAATTACTATCATTGCACCTGATGGCTCAATGACCGTGTGTAGCGTGTGTAGTGATGGGAAAGTGATTATATGCACCTAAATACTATCTTATGGACGCTGGCGGGGTTTGTGCTATATACTCAATCTCTCTTATGGTTGTTTGACTACATTGCAGGGCTTTAGAGGGCTGTTTTAGCCGACTTTGATTGAAGTTAATACCTACCTATTACCAATGCCGTAAAACGGCTTAGAAAGGCTTTAAATGAGTAATTATTTAATTGTTGCAGTAAACACGAACAAAGGGCATATTTCACTAATTACGAAATACCCAATGACATACGATGAAGCAATAAAGTTTATTGAACAAAGTAACACGGACAGAGGGTATTATCCGAACACGGTCTTAACTTTAGCGGAGGTGTTTAAATGAGATGCCAATGTTGCAATACAGCATTAAATGACTTTGAATCGACTATGCGCCATGCGATTACGAGACAGTTTTTAGAGATGTGTGGGACTTGTTTGCGTACTGTTGATGCCTATATCCCAGTACAGGTCAGGAATGACCTACTAAGTGATTCAGATACGGGTAATCTTGAATCATTGCTGGACAATATAGACGATTTTACGGGTGACGATTGCGATGAAGATATGGATGAATACTGGAATGAGCGCTGATGCAATCGCCTACACAGTCTATATAGAATCAGGGCTGTAAGGTTTAATAGTTTTTAATCACATAGAGAAACAATCTAAAGATAGTCTATGTTGTTAAGGCATTATACAGTTTTTAAAAATGTTGTCAAGTCTTTTATTTTTGTGTCTATGTATTGACTTTTGATATGTCAATGCTTAGTCTTAACTTAACGGAGGGTTTTTATGAATAAACATGATGAAGCACACTACCATTTTGTCTTATCGGATATGGCAGATTTGGTCGATGAATACGGTTATGCCAATGTAATCAATGACCTAGAAGAAATGATTGCGGCTAAAGCCAATGCGATGCTGTACGAGGTGACTAATGTCTAATCTTCGGTACGAAGTAAGGGATGAATGGGGCGGGTTAGTAAGGCGGTTTTATACCCGTGACGAAGCAGAAACCTACATTGAAATGGATAAAACGCTATGGATAAAGACATTACCGAAGCCAACAAAGATAGATGGCTTTACAGAGGCTTTAAAACGCCTTGGGAACTGTTTGTTTTAGGGTTGGTAGGGGTAGCCCTTATCTCGGCTTACGGTGGCTACAAAGCCGCTAAATGGGAACTAGAGCATACCGTCTGCGGTAGTTATACAAAAGGTCATTCCGATTGGCATGGCTGGTTAAGTGTTAAAGATGGTATTTCGAGATGTTTTTATGTAGAATCAGCATACCCGTGGCGGGTTCGTCATGGGGTTATACAAGTGGATGGGAAATGATATGAAAGCAGGTTTTAATTCGGATTCGTATGAGATGAGTTTGCCCGAAATTGCGGCAGTTCTGAACATACACACCAGTACCGTGCATGAGATACAGCAAAACGCATTTCGTAAGATTCGGTTATATTGCGAAGCACACAATATCGTATTTGAAGATTTGATTGACTCATTAAGCACTATGAAAGGGAATGAAAAATGAGAACAGCACCAACAGAAGTGGATATGACATTTACAGTCACGGTGACATACAAAGTCACTACATATGGCGATAGTCGCTTTGATTGCTATGTGATGGCTGAGAACATGAGCATTGAAGATATACACAAAGAAGGTGAAGTACAAGATATTGAAATAGGTGACGGGGAAGAGTTTTAATGAATCAATCTAAATTCGTTAAACACCTGCCGTGTGAGAATTGCGGCAGTTCCAATGCCAATGCGCTCTATGACGATGGACACACCCATTGCTTTAAGTGTGAAACCTACACCAGTGCTACTGGCGAAACAACAACAATGAAGGCAGTTAAACCAATGACTAAGGACATTCAATTTTATGACTCTGCTACTAATTCTAGTATCTCTGACCGTGGTATTACTTCGACTACTTGCCTGACCTACGGGGTTAAACAATCGACTGGTAAACACTATTACCCATTCTATGATGCTGATGGCACACTAGCGGCAGTTAAGACTAGGGATGTGGCTAATAAGCAGTTCAGTATTGCGGGTGACTTTAACAACGCTACGCTGTTCGGACAGCAACTTTTTGCCAAGGCTGGTCGCTACTTGACTATCTGCGAAGGCGAACTAGACGCTATGGCGGCGTATCAGATGCAAGGTAGTAAGTATCCATGCGTTAGTATTCGCAATGGTGCTAGTGCCGCTTTGAAGGACTGTAAGGCACAGTATGAATGGATTGACTCGTTCGAGAATATTGTCTTATCATTCGATGCCGATGAAGCCGGACAGAAGGCATCACAGGCTGTCGCTGAACTCTTTGGCGGCAAAGTCAAGGTAATGAAACACAAGAAAGGATACAAGGATGCGTGTGACTATCTTAAAGATAATTCTGGCAAAGAATTTATTGATGCTTGGTGGGGTGCTGAACAATACCGACCCGATGGCTTAATTAACGGAAGGGATTTGTGGGACGAACTAAAAGAACCGCAACGGAATCCCGATGCCCACTATCCTTTTGCTACTTTAGACAATATGCTTTGTGGTTTGCGAGGCGGTGAGTTAATAACTATCACCAGTGCGACTGGACAAGGTAAGTCCACGCTGTTGCGACAGTTAGTACACCATCTTTTACAAACCACTACGGACAATATTGGTTTAGCGTTTTTAGAAGAAAAAGCCGCTAGAACTGCGTTAGGTATTATGGCGTTCGAGGCTCGTAAAGCACTGCATCTGCCACATACTGTTTATACCGATGAGGAATATAAACAGGCTTTTGACAACACGATGGGTACTGGAAGATGTACGATTTTTGCCCACTTTGGCTCGTTAGACATTGATACGGTTATCGGCAAACTGCGCTGGATGGCGAAAGCACAAGATTGTAAGTGGATATTCCTAGACCACTATCAAATGGTTCTGTCAGGGATTGACACGGACGAGCGTAAGGGCTTGGATATGCTTCTTACTCGGTTGCGTACTTTTGTCGAAGAAACAGGGGTTGGCTTGTTCGGAGTGTCACATACGAGAAGGTTGGAAGGTAATAAAGGTTTAGAGAATGGGGTTGAAATTAGCCTTTCGCACCTACGAGGAACACAAGGTATTAGTCAACTTTCTGATGCGGTTATCGGGATGGAAAGAAATCAGCAAGCGGACAATGAGATAGAAAAAAACACAACAAAGCTGCGTGTTCTGAAGTCACGATACACCGGAGAAACAGGCTTTGCCGGTAGTTTGTTCTTTGATAGGGATATTTACAGGCTCATTGAAACCTTTGAAGATAACACTCTTTAAATACTTGTTGACAACTGAGCTATTTTCGTTTATAATACTAATTTTGGAGGAATTATGACAAGAGACCGGAAAGAGTACTATAAACAGTACTATTTGGAGAACAAAGAAAGCATTGCCGAACGCAAGGTGGTTAGCGGAAAAGCCTATCGGGAAAAAAACAAAGAAACACTTAAAGAACGGAACAAGGAGTATTATTTGAAAAACAAAGACACTATCTGCCAAAGAACAAGAGCAAATAAAAAAGAAAAGTATGATAAAGACCCCTGCGCTGACTTAGCAAAACAAAAGCAATGGAAGATTAACAATCAGGAAAAATATCTTGTGCAGAACGCAAAAGCACGGGCTAAAAAGTACGGAAGTGCGTTTGATATATCAGCAGAAGATATACATATCCCCGAGTTTTGTCCGTATTTGGGGCTAAAGCTAGAGCCGTTCTCTGAGTGGGCTTCTCCGTCTTTGGACAAGATAAACCCTAAACTTGGATATGTTAAAGGAAACATTCAAGTTATCTCTAATTTGGCGAACACAATGAAAAGTTCTGCAAACATTGAACAATTAGTTTTGTTTGCGCAGAACGTGTTAAAATTACACAAAGGAAAGGACACACTATGAACAACGACTTAGTAGAAAAAGCAAGGCAGTATGCCAAGACAGACGAATACTCTGTTACTCGTAACTACATCAATGCCTTGTGTTTGGAGATTGACAGGCTACGCACCTTGAATAAGGATGTCTTGGGTCGCATACAAGATAACACCGAAGTCTATGCTGATGCCGAGCGTTATCGCTGGTTAAAGAGTGCATCGTGGGATATTGACCCTAAAATTGTTGCACCATCGGTTATAGCCTGTAATGGTGATATGTCGGAATGGCGCTGGATGATTGGCAATGAGATTGATGTAGCAATTGATAAATTCTTAGCGGAGGCTTAAATGAACAATGAACCAGTAGCGTGGATGAGCCAAGGTGGAGATGTATCAAGAAGTGCAGATTACTTTGTAGAAATGGGTTTTACAGACTTGATTCCACTCTATACCCATCCAGTAAAAGAACTAACAGATGAGGAAATAATTGCAGTAGGTAATGCAGTTGTAAACCATATTGATTCTAATGAGGGCTGGATTGAATTTGCTAGAGCAATACTAAGAAAGGCACAAGAGAAATGATATGGTTTGGAAATGTCCACCACTACACTTACCGAACTGGAACAACTTTTGGAAATGGAAAACAGAGATGGTAAAATCGCCTTGCATTGGTAAATGCACCTACGACATCACAATTATGAGTTGCAACGATTGTGGTAGAAACAAAGAGGAAATCAGTACTTGGTACAAGATGACCGATGAAGAAAAGTTAAAAGTGTTAGAGCGTATCGCAACTGAAAGGTGTAAAGGAAAATGAGTAAGAATGTAAAAGTAGACGGTTTTGTATGGATTGCTGAGAACGGTGCAGTGGACTACGGTTTCTTCTTTGGTGATGCCGATGAGCCAGTGCAGTTCACAACTACACTCAAGCATCTCATTCGAGATACGCTAGAGGCTTACAAAGTATTAGGCACTGATGTTGTAGCGGATTACCATGTAGAAGATTGTCAGCAACTGATTAAGGCACTCAGCAACGCACAGAAGATGATTGAACACGAACTGAAAAGGATTGAAACCAATGCTAGTTAAGATAAATAACATCGTCATTGAAACAATGAACGTCAGCTACATCGTTGACCGTGATGTCCACATGAACAACGGTAAGTCTTTCACATTGCTTGAACCTGAGATTCAGGAACTACTTGCTGCAATGTTTGAAGAACCACGACCAATGCCCGTAGAAGTAGCAGAAGAACCGCTTGTAATCAAGAAGAAAACGGTTAAGAAGAAATGAAAAAACATAAATACGCAGAGTTAATTAAAGCATGGGCTGATGGAGCAATCATCGAAAGTAGAAGTCTGTGGTGTGTCAACTCTGAGTGGAAAACTACAACAAACCCTCAATGGCGTGATAATTTGTATGAATATCGCATCAAACCTGAGAAAAAGCCAAATTACTATACAAAGCATATCGCTTACAAAGCACGCATATATAGCGAAGGAGATGTACACCCACCAACACAGCCTAATTTAAAACTGTGTTTTGACGGTGAAACAGGCGAACTTAAATCAGCAGAGGTGATTCGTTGAAGTGGGCTGGGACTATCCTC